TGTGATGTATGCAAAAGCAACTGATGCTTCTGCAATGGCTCACAAACTGGCTAGGTATGAATTGACTCTTGATGCTGATGTTTCTGCAACTCCAGTAGCAGGTCAGGAATACATTCTTAGACTGGCATTCAGACATTACATTGGTCTGGGTGAAAATGACCAACAGTTCAAGTATGGTTTTGTAAAGGCTCAAGGCACTATGACTGCTTCTGACTTTTACAAGAAAATGGCACTATCTCTATTTGACAATGTTAAGAGAGATGTAACTCCTTTGGTCAACATTTATGTTGCCACAACATCAGCTGAAACTCTCATTACTGATGAGACTAAGGAAGCTGACCTGACAGGTACTTACACTAAGATTGTCATTGAAGAAGTAGAACAGGATTGGATTCTTGGTAGAATGCCTCAAGCATTTATGCCTTTTGCAGTTCAACCTACTACTATCATTGTAGATGGTGATGAGAGAATTTGGGGTAAAGTAGATAAGGCTACTCCTACTAAGAGTGTTCTGAATGGTCACAATATTGCTGACCTTGAGTACTTCTGTCATGGTTTCAGAGGTGATGAATACAGGGGTATGGGTTATCCTAACAACCTGATTACAGAGTACTTGGTAGACCCAACACTTGAGTACAATACAATTGATATTCACTATGCTTATGTAGGCTCAAATGAGTCAGTACAGAAGTCAGAAAAGGATATTACCATTGTAGTTCCTAAGGTTGGGGAAGATAATGCTACAGCAAATAAGCTGACTAATAACATTATTGCTGCTATCAATACAGCTTCAGGCTTAAGTATTGCTACTCTGCCTACTGTTTAAGAGTAGGTCAAACATAGGGAGAGTCTAAGGCTCTCCCTTATTTGTTTTATATAATACATAAAAGCTATGGTGGAATTTAATAAACTACTAGTAATCCCCTATAACAAAGGTATTTACCTTGATGTACAAGTAATGGACTTGCCATATTTCACTGATGTGTATCTGGATTCCATAACTATAGATACACAAGATACCTTTAAACCTGATGGCATTAGTAAAACCCCAGCATATACACTTAAGATAGAAGATAATGTAAAGTCTCTACAAATGACCATTAAGGATAGTGACTTATTGGTTCCAACTGTAGAAGGTACAATGTTCTTTGTCTATGTAACTGTAAAGGGAACTCCTGCTGCTGATACTCCATGTGGGTTAGATGAACCTACTGTACTTGCAGTATGTGTGGACTCTTACAGAATATACAGAAAAGGTATAGAGTATATACAGGAAACTTACAACAACTGTGTGGTTCCTAAACACTTTATAGACTTCATACTAAGGTATAAGGCATTTGAGATGTGTTTAAAGACAAGGGACTTTCCACTAGCCATCACTTATTGGAAGGGGTTTTGGAGAACAATAACCAAGTCTGAATCATCTAAATGCACATGTTATGGATGAAATACTATATGAAACTTTGAATAAGTACTACAAGGCATTGTCTGTAGTTGGGTACAAGAGAGACCCAGTAGTCAACAAGTTACTGGTTATGCAGTATATACAGGAGACACTAAGCAATGAGTACAGGTACTATTTAACTAAAAATGATATAAAACTTATGCAAGATTTACTTTACCAATTTATTGGTTCTACTTGTGAAATATCTTTCCCTACTAATTGCAAGTGCTGCTGTGGTACAGGCTCATTTGACCCTTCTATTACTGGGTTCAGTCTTGTACCAAGTACTACTAACTATGTAGGGTCACAGAGTGTCACATTCACTGGAGCCAGATTCAATATTAGTAAAGGTACTCATATAAAGGAAAACAGCTTAAAGATATATTGGGGAACAGAGGTATTAGCAGAGGGACTCAATGTAGACCTTAGTACTGTAATATTTAATAGTCCTATTGTCAAAGAGCTAGTTGAAGGTCAGACATACACTGCCAAAGCATCAGTTCTTGATGAAGAAGGTAATGAGTATTTCTCAAATACTATGACTATAACTTGTACAGCAGCACCTGTTACTAATCCTACTATAACTAACTTCAAGTTAGTTCCTTCAACTACTACATATACTGGAACACAAGATGTTGCATTTACTGGAGCTACCTTTACAATTAATAAAGGTACTAAGTTTAAGGAAGATAGTCTTGAGATTATATGGGGTACAAATGAAGTAATGGGCACAGGATTAAGTACTGCTGGTTCATCAATAACCTTTAGTCCTTCTATCACAAAGAATCTTGTGGAAGGTAATACATATACAGCTAAAGCAAGTATACAGGATATTGATGGTAACAAGTACTATAGTAACACATTTACTATTACAGTAAAGACACCTGTTAACCCTATATATATGTACACAGGTAATCAAGCTGCTAAGCCTACTGTTGATGAAATCAAGGCAGGAACTAAGTATGATTACAACAGTATGAAGCAATTCAACACTCCTGCTATGATGCTTAAGACTATTTGGGTATGTATACCTGCAACAGTTACTCTTGTAAGCATGGAGAATGTTAACTTTAGTGGTGACTATATATATAATATAGACACTGGTAGAGACTATATGCAGCATGAGGATGTAACTATAGATGGTGTAGCATATAAGCTTACTTATCTGACTACAATTGCTAGTCATAATCCTTATAAGACAATAGTAAGATAAACTTTAAAGATTTAGAATTATGGAATTTAATGGAATAATGACACCTCTGGTAGCTATAGATTCAGCTACCAGTAAGTTAAAACCATCACTTGAAGCTACATATGGACCTTATGCCAGTATTGATGCAGCATATGCTGCTATAGTTGAAGCATTTGAGTCTGGTGGTATACCAGTAGGTCTGACAGTAGGTATTCAAACAGGAAGCAATATTGTTGATTACTGGTTTAATGGTGGAACAGCTAAAGCCAACTTAGTTAAGAAATATCCTGAAGGTGGTTCAGGTGGGGGATATACCATATTTACTACTCCTTCTGTTGCAGAAGATAGCACAACTTATCTGAATACTAACTTTGCAGATGCTGTTAAAGGAGACCATGTAGTTGACACTACTACTGGTCATGTGTATATTAAGTACTCTGATACAGGTTGGACTAAACTTGTGGGTACTATTCTTGCTGCATCTCCTTCACCAAATGCAAGTATAGTGGCAGCAGCAATCATGTCATACAAATAAAATTAAGATTATGTCAGAAACTATTGGAATTAGATATTGCATACCACAAGTTGTCTTTGATAAGAAACCTTCTGGTAATCAAACCTTTGCCTTATTTTACAGGAGAGGTGATAACCCAAACAGGTCTTGGATTAAAAAGACAGACACATATGTGGTTGATAAATATGGAAAGAATACCAATAATGTTTACCTTGACAGCTTAGTAGAAGATACAGACTATCAGTTCAGTCTAGCAGAGTTCCCTTATGAAGATGAACAGACAGCAGCTAAGAATGGTGCTATCTTTTCCTTTCATACAGCAATTAATATGACTGCTGGGGACAGTCCTTATGTGAATAAGATATTGATGCCGGGTCAAACTTTTGACTGGTATTATAGTGGTAC